GCCGCTGCTCAAACTGGTGTATCTTCAGAGTTAATTGAGATTGAATATAACGGCAAAGTTATTCAATGCACTCCAGAGCATAAAGTTCTCACTAAGAATCGAGGTTGGGTTGAGGCTCAATTTTTAGAAGAATCCGATGAACTAGTAGACTAATATAAATTTCCGAGCAGCATAGTAAATAGCGATGTTATTAACTGTTTACTATGCTTAAAATGGACTATAGAAAAATTCATGATGCTATTATTGCCAAGGCATTAGGCGAGGAAAGATACAAAGATGACGATGTTTACTATGAAGCTCATCACATAATACCGGACTTCATGTTTATTCATCGCAAACGTAAAGGACCAAAAGGTCATCTGCCTGGTAATCCTGATGCTCCAAGCAATATCGTATTGCTAACGCCAAGAGAACATTTTATTGTTCATCTTCTTCTCGTTAAAATTTATGAAGGAACTCGATACCATTATCCATGTTCGTCAGCTTTAATATTCTTTGCCAAAGTTGATTCTAGTCATCCTCGCCAGCAGGCATATAAGATGACATCTTGGGAATACGCCAAGGCAAGGCAAGAAGGAATTGAAGCTATTTCCAAAGCTCGAAGAGGTAAAATGCCATGTGTAGATGCCGAGACGGGCGAAGCTGTTGGTTCTTGGCCAGTTGACCACCCAAATGTTTTATCTGGTAAATGGCAGCATCATTCAAAAGGGTTTGTTGTTGTACGTCGGAGTGATGGTTCAACGCATAAAATCAGAAAAGAAGAGTTTCAACAAAACAAAGACAAGTATGAGCTCGCAAGCAATAAACCCCAAGATGGTGAAAACAATAGCAATTATAAATTACTAACTCAAGAGGTTCGAGATTTCTTGATTAAGGATATTGTGAACATTGCAATAAAAGTCGATGATGTTTATTGGTTTAGGTCATGTGATGTTGTAGATTACTTTAAAACAGTAATAGCAGAAAGGCTAGGATATAAGAAACTGAGTGTTATGTTCATAAAGAATAAATTTGGTTCAATTCAAGAACTTATTAACGAGGTAGCTCAAGAAAACAAAATCAATGTTTCTCTTTCAACAGTAAGAGATAAATGGGTAAACAGACTAAGGAAACAATTAAATGCTCAAAATAAACCGTATAAAGAAGATTACACCCGTGTTCGACCTGACAGTGGAGAATTATCACAGTTTTTTAGCTAATGGTATGGTAGTTCATAATTGTGAGGAGATTTCGCTACATTCAAGAGGTTACAACTCTGTCAAAGAATTATACGAAGAACAAGAGTCTGGCGAAGTCGGCATGTGTGCATTAGCAGGTATCGTTGTTTCTAATATCGAGTCAGACGAGGAATATGCAGATGCCGCATATCACTCTTTACTTATGATTGATGTCGCTATTAACGAAACCGATTATCCGCTTCCGCAGATTGGTTGGACTGCCAAGAAACGCATGAGTGCCGCTGTTGGGATTGTTGGTCTGGCTCATTATATGGCAAAACACAAGAAGTCGTATCAGACTCAACAGGGTCGAGATTTCATGCACGAGCTAGCTGAAACCCATTACTGGCATTTGCTGAATGCTTCTCTTCGACTTGGTAAAGAACTCGGCAATGCAGAATGGATTGACAGAACAGAATGGCCCAATGGTTGGTTACCTATCGACACTTACAACAAAACAATTGACGGTGAGATTACAGTGAACCTAAAACGTGATTGGGAATCTCTCAGAAAAGCAATTATTGAAAACAAAGGTATTCGCAATTCTGTTCTGGTTGCCCATGCTCCGACAGAATCAAGTTCGATTGCTGCTGGTACTACTAACGGACTCTATCCTATTAGACAGATTGCATTGCTGAAGTCATCTGGTAATACCTCAACAACATTTGTGGTGCCTGATTCCGAACAGCTTGAACACTTCTACGAAAACGCATATCAGGTTCCGAGTATTGATATCATCCGCATGTATGCAATCTTTCAGAAGTTCACCGACCAGGCTATTTCGGCAGATATGTGGGTCGATGTTAGTGGCAACAATCGTCTGTCATCTAAACAGCTTCTTCAGGACTTCTTCAATCTTGTGAAATACGGTGTGAAGACCAGATACTATGTCAACAACAAAGTTGGCACATCGGCTTCAATGGATGCCGAGGACTGCGAGGCTTGCAAACTATGAAACAGCTCACAGATAAATGGATTGATAGATTCTTTGATATCGCCAAGACTGTTGCTTCGTGGTCGAAAGACAAGACCAAGGTCGGAGCAGTTCTAATTGATGATAACCTGAAGATTGTATCAACAGGCTATAACGGATTGCCCGCTGGTCTTAATGATAACTATATTATAGACAGGGCATTCAAGGTGCCGAGAATCGTTCATGCCGAGATGAACGCGATTGCAAATGCACGACAGGACGTTTCGGGTTTGACATTGTTCATTACTCATCCACCGTGCAATGATTGTGCCAAGCATATCGCAGCATTCGGAATCCGAAGAGTGTACTTCAAACAAAACGATGAACTTGCTTCAAGATGGAACTGCGATATCGCTCAGGAAATTTTACATGAAGCAGGTGTTGAATTTTATCACGCTGAGTAGTATAATGTGATTATTGTGTTAAACACTCTTTATGAAAGGATATGACAAATGTGCGAATTATGCGATGAATACGAGTACGAACATGAGCCATTCTATTCCCAGGTTGGTCCTGCTCGATTAACTGGTCAATATTCCAGAGATGGCAATCTTTACGAGGTTGAACAATGTTTCCTCGACGAAGACGATACCTTATATTCCGCTCGATACTGGATTGAAGTAGGCACATTCGAAGAGTTTGTCGACCTCGAATTTTCCGAAGCCGATGCAGTTTATTGCTTGGGCGACGTCGATTACAAAACATACATGATGACACTAAACAACCAAGAGAAGTGAAACAAAAAGAAGGGAGCAACGGCACGGAGTCAAATCTGTGCCGTTTTATTATCGCTTCTTAAATAGTTGAAAATATATTCAAAAGGAATGATTATGCTGCCAAAAGTGAAGACGACAGTCTATAGTGTTACATTGCCCGATTCAAAACTCGAGGTTGAGATGCGACAGCTTCTCGCAAAAGAGTATCGCGACCTTAGCAAGGCATATGTCATGGGAGATGAATCAACAGTTCATACCACACTGAAACACATTATCACAGACTGTGTTGTGACAGAAGGTTTCGACTTTTCAACCCTGTCGTTTTCCGATGTTGAGTTTCTTTTCCTGAAACTGTATTCATTCAGCGTTGATAACTCGATTAAGGTTCGCCTTCAGTGTACTCTTGAGCACGATGGTAAGCCGTGCAATTCTGTTTTCGGCATGGAAATACCGATTGAAGAAATTCTGGTTACCGAGATGCCAGAACAGAAAATCGACCTTGGCGCAGACTCAGGCATTAAACTGAAGCTTCCAAGTTTCGACACATGGCATTCAAGCAAGGATAAAACCGATGCCGAGATTCTGTTCATGATGACAGACTGTGTATGGGTCGGAGACGATGTCTATGTGCCAGGAGAAGATTTCAGTGTTGAGGAATTATCGGACTGGGTCGACAGTTTACCGAATACCGAAGCTCAGAAGATTAACGATTTTATCGATAACACACCGACATTGTCATTCACGAAAGAAATCACTTGTCCAACTTGCGGCAATAAGCAATCTGTGGTATTGCGAGGATTAGATGATTTTTTAGCATAATGGTCTCATCAGAGTCACTAATGGAATTCTATAAGACCGTGTTTGTTCTATCCGACAGATTGCAGCCGTCCGAGATAGAACGCATGACAATGATAGACCTTAAAATATTCATAATGCTTTATAATTCATGGGTTGAAGAGAAAAACAATGGGAATTCTTAAACCTCGCTCGAAAGAACGAAGCGATAACACGAGCATGATTGGTCGTATTGCTCGCAAAACATGGAACGCTGGTAAGGCTGGCACTAAAACGCTAGGCAAGGCAGCAATGAAAGTTCCTATGTCTGTTGCTTCTGGCGTAGCTAGTCAGCTGAAGCCTTCCGAGCTCGTTAAGGCAGCCGCTGCTGGTTCGCCTATTGCTTCGGCTCTTGTTGGAAAATTATTCGAGAAGGGAAATGTCAACAATCACACCCAGGAAACAGAGCGACCTGTTCAAGAAGGCAAGCCACGAAGACCAGAAGGCATGGGTTCCGAAGAAGTGGTCAAGAAGCTTGACTCGATTGATGACAATATTGTCAATCTGAAGTATGCTCTCGAGAACAAGTCTAATAGAATCGCTCGTGTTGTGAAAGAATCGACTGCGGCACAGACAATCATTTTGGCACGAGGCGGTCAGTTCTATAACAAGGCGGCACCTCTTGCATTGCCTTCTCCGGACTCGACCGAAAACAACGATAATCGAATGTTCCCCAGTATTCAGAGGATATTCGATATTCAGAATGACTTCAGTCGCCTGAAAGAAACGGCAATTGACAATAACTTCTCAAGCAATGCAACAAGCAACACCATTGCTTCGAATCATTCCGCACTCGAAGCAGTTCTTGATAGAAAAGACGATGACGAAGATGATAAGGTAGCAGAAGAACAAGCCGAGGATATTCGGGCTATTAGAAAAATGCTCGAGCATCCGAAACCAGGTTCGGCATTCGACCGTGCCGAAGAATCGCAAAAAGAAGGCGGCTGGATGAGCAGACTTCGAAACTTCTTCGGCAAAGGTGGTGCCGGAGCAGGACTTGCTGGTCGCGGTTCTTCTATTCTGAGTGGTGCTGGTCGAGCATTGGGTGGAGCTGGTCGAGGTGTTATCGGAGCACTGGGCGGGCTTGGTGCAGGCTTAACAGCAGCTTCAACAGCGGCGTTGGTATTTGGTGGCACCGGATTGTATTCAGCATACAAAGCAGCACGAGGCGAAGATGCTTCTAACTGGATTTCTAATCTAACAGACAAAGGTGTTCAGGCTGCAACAGGCGACAAGGATGCAAGCCTTGGTACGAAGATTTACGATTGGACTCATGACGAGCAAGGCAATAACAGCATAGCCAAGTTCTTCGGAATTAATACTATCGAAGACGACACGAAGGCTAAACCTCAGGCGCAATCCAAGGTTTCGACATTGCGACGAACTCTTGCAGCAACGACAACAGCGGCATTGACTGCATCGGGTGCTGGTGCGTTCGCAAAACCAATCTCGAACTTCATTGCTGGTCCCGAAACAAATTCGGAGGTTACTCGTCTTGAAACAAACAAGATGATTTCCGAGAAACAGCAGGCTCAGCCTATCGTCGTGAATGCTCCGCAGCCTGCACCGCAGAAACAAATGTCGCCTGGCCAAGGTGGCGGTCAGTCTATGGCTCCGTTGATTGTTGCACCACAGGATTCAACATTACGAAGAGCATCAGACAGAATTATTCAAGGAAGCCTATGAAGAAAGAAGAACTGCTGAAAGTTATGCCATACGCGAAAGACAGAATCGATAAGTTTCTACCTCATCTGAACGAAGGCTTGAAGAAGTTTGGCATTACTAATATTGATGAAGTCAGAATGCTAATCGCTCAGCTTGCTGTCGAAAGTGCCGAGTTCAGATATGTCAAAGAACTGGCATCTGGGCAGGCATACGACACAGGCAGGAAAGCCGAGCAGCTTGGCAATACTCCAGAAGCAGATGGCGATGGGCAGCGATACAAGGGTCGCGGCTTGATTCAGATTACTGGCAAACGCAATTATACCCTTGTTGGCTTTGCCCTTGAGATTGATTGTGTCAATCATCCCGAATTGCTTGAAGAGCCGAAGTGGGCTGTTTATTCGGCATTGTGGTACTGGTCGAATGGTCGCCTTGGTCGTTATTCCGAACCAACAGAAGAAAACTTCAAGAAGGTGACCAAATCAATCAACGGCGGATACAATCACCTAAAGGAAAGAACAGAATACTGGGAACGCGCCAAGAAATACTTGACAACGGTATAATGGTCATATACTATAGCGAAACCTAACTAATGAAGGGCGATAAAATGTTCACCTTACTTTCTATCCTGAGCCTCATCTCTATTGGTGTTTCTCTTTATGTGTTCGGCGATACTGCATTCGCAAATCCTGGCGAAAAAGAGGGCTTCAACGGCTGGTAATAATGTCTTTAAAAGTGAAGAAACGCGATTTCCATAGTGATTTCGCGTTTTCTTTTTGATTTCAAGAAGCTACATTTCAAAAACATCATTATTTTGAACATTTAATTTCTAGGGGTATAGCTAGGTATTAAAATCGCTTAAATGACGTCTAAAACGCCATATTTTTACATACACCTTGGTCAAAAATCGCTGTTTTGCTTTTAAAATCATGGACTTTAGTTAGTTTTCCACAGTTTTATAGGTATTTGATTTTAAAGTAAAATAAAAAGTGATTGTTAAGATTTTGTAAAGACAATTATCGACATATTTTGTGCCACCTTCGTGTAATAAAGCTTGCGCTCGTCTCAAAAACATCTTATAATGCGAGGAAATTAATTAGGGGATGACCACATTATGTTCAAGTTTATTGAAGAGTTCAAGCTACTCAAGATTGCTTGTGATATTTTAGACGAGGCAAGCGACGTGCCGTTCAAGCTCGAAAGAATCACATCAGAAGAATTATACTATAGCAATAACTCAATTTTTGTATTGATTGACTATGATGGACTGGCGATATTCGAGGGTTTAATAATTAAGAAGTCAATCAATATCGAATACTGGAATTTCATCTGCCGATGTCGATATATTAAAAAGTATAAGGCACTTCGAAACCTTGAGATTAAGAGGATTATTAAATGAACTTCGACAAGTTTATCGAATACGGTATGGATGCCAATGTTGACTGCAAGGTCACTATGGTTGGTGCATACAATAGTCTCATGTTTCAACCAAACAAGGCAAGCGAGGACAGAATCACACTCTATACTTGCATCACACAAATAGGCAAGAAGCAGATTGTAATGGTTCAAGGCTCGGAACGAACCGTTACAGAAGATTTCGAGGAAATAAAGAAAGTCATCTCAAGGTTAATACAAGAAACACCGAGTGCACGAACCCGCCACGTCCTCACAATGTTTAGAAATGCAATAGTTGAATTTGAATACTTTTAAGAAAGGAATAACGATGTCAGTGAAAAGAAAAATCAAAGAAATGTTTGAGCTACAATGTCAGCTCAACGAGGAACTGGTTCCGGAATGGCTTGAACGTCGGCTTCGATTCGAGAACGCAATCATTGTCGAGGTGGCAGAACTGATTGACTGTCTGGGCTATAAGTGGTGGAAGTATCAAGAAATTGACGAAGCAAATGCTCGCGTTGAGATTGTCGATATCTGGCACTTTGTCATGTCATACGTTTTGCGCGAAGATGTGCTTGACCCGAACAATCTTGATAGGCATATTGATAAGCTTTCTGCCATATCCGCCGAACTCTATATTCACCCATACGAACCAGTCAGCAACTGGGCGCCTGTGATGTATTATGCTCGTCGGCTCGTTCGCGAAGTGGAAAGCAAAGACAGTGTCGTTGGTGTTCTCGAAAAATACTTCAACCTTCTTGCTTCGGCAAGCATAACCATCGACAGTCTATACTCAAGATACATTATCAAGAATGCTTTGAACAAGGTTCGCATGATGAACGGCTACCAAGACGGAACCTATATCAAAGACTGGAATGGCATGGAAGACAATCATGTTGCGACAGAAATGCTGTTCCATGATACTCCGGACTACGACACCTGTGTTCAGAAACTCAACGACTACTATAACACTCAAGTCAAATGAAACTGCTCAAGATACTGCTAAAGGCATTGATGGTTTATATCGGCTTCATGCTTTGCGGCTTTGTTTTCTTGTTTCTGATTGTCATCATGTTTGCCGGATAAATTGCTTGCACTTTGTTTTGGCATAAGTTATAATTATGGCAATTAAACAAAGGATACATTAAAACATGGATTACAATTTGCTCGAAGCATATGCACATCACGGTGTTCAGGCTGTTATCGATAACCTCGAAGACCGCGAGCTTGCTCGAATCCTTCAAACGGCATTGAAAGCTGAAAGAAGAAATCTTGAAGACGAAATCCGAGAAAGCTATAAGAGCGTTAAGTATCAGAACGAGGTATATTCAAATACCCTGTTCTACATCAACAACGATATGACACAAAGCTTCAAAGCACTTGTTAAAGATTTGATTGAAGCCAAGGGTGGTAAACGAAAGAGCAAGGAAGCAATCCATCAGTTCTATCTTGAAATCGAAGATCAATGTATGCTAGACAGTCAGGACTGCATTGATGGTTTCATAGCAGAAGTCGAAAACATGTCACTATGAGAAAGGATACGAGACTTATGAGCCTGTTCAATATAATTGATTCAATCTCGAAAGCTTCTGGCACAAAAGCCAAGCAAGCTATTATTGAAGAACACAAAGACAATGAACTGTTCAGAACATATCTGTGGGCTATGTTGTCGAACGATATCAAGTTTGGTATTAGTCGGCGTGAAGTAAACGAGACCGGAACTCAGCATCTCGATGTCTCAACGTTGAATGCGTTTGTTCTGAACCTTTCGACTCGGCGCATAACAGGCAATGCCGCTGTTGACTATGTCGAAACAGTAATGAAGAAACTCACTGCCGAAGACCAATGGCTGATTGCTGCATTGCTTGACGGCACACTTCGTTCTGGCTTCAGCACTTCTACAGTCAATAAGGCATTCGGTGAAGAGTTCATCTGGGATGGCAGTAAGCATTATATGAGATGCTCGCTGCCTTCAGATAAACTGATGTCGAAATTCGATTTCAAGGATGCTGTTGTACAAATCAAATACGACGGCGCATATCATGAAGTCGGAAGCAAGATTGGCATCAGAACACGAAGCGGCAAGAAGTATAAATCTGTGCCTGGCATCGAAGCTCGTGCTATTGACGGCATTCTAATGGGCGAGTTCGTTGTATATCATAATGACCAAGTTCTCGACCGCAAAACAGGAAACGGCATTCTGAACAGTCTTCAGCAAGGCAGCGATTTACCCGCTGACCATACTGTCGTATATCATGTATGGGATTGGAGACCAGAAGATAAGGATTGCGATATTCCCTACACCAAACGTCTCGAAACTGCTCGCAAATACGACAACGGTGATACCATTAAGGTAGTCAAAGGTGTTAAGGTCAATAACTATCAAGAAGCCCTGAGTGTTGCTGGTGAACTAATTGCAAATGGTTACGAGGGCGGCATTCTGAAAAACATGAACATGCCATGGCGTTCTGGCACATCCAAGCAACAGGTGAAGCTGAAAGTCGAATGCGATATTGACCTCCTTGCAGTAGAGTTTGTAAAAGGCGATGCCAACGGCAAGCATTCCAACACATTTGGTTCAATCAAGTGTCGTTCTTCGGATGGTAAGATTGAGGTAGATGTTACTGGTATGCCAGACAGTCAGCGCGAGCACTTGTTCAACAATCCTCAAGAAGTTATTGGCAAGGTCGTTACTGTTACATTCAACGACATTATTGAGTCGAAAACAGACAGAGAAACTGCATCGCTATTCTTGCCAAGATTCGGCAATAAGAAAGCCAATGGCTGGTTCGAAATCCGAAACGATAAGCTTGAAGCAGATTCATCAGAGCGCATTATTGAAATCTTTGAAGCAACCACAGGAATCAGAAAGGAACTGAAGAAATGAAGAAAAGCAAAAAGGTATTGCAACAAGAAAACCCGTACTGGGTATTTGACCAGGTCATGAAGACCAACAAGATGACCAAGGCAGTGTCGATGTCAAATTCAACCAAACGCATGATTTGCAGCGTCGCTGACCCGAAGATGCGTTCCGTTCTGAAGCGTGTGATGCTCGCTGCCGAACAACGACCGTTCGAAGCACCGGAACGCAAGAAGAAAGAGAAATAAATTTAGTTGACATGGAACCCATTAAGTGTTAGTATTGCGGCGCTTAATGGGTTTCTTATTGAAGAAAGGAATATTGAAGATGGCAAAACGCCCAAGCAAGGAACTAGTCGAAAGACTAAAAGGGAAATCAACCGAACCAGATATCGAGAAGATATCAACACCGCTATCACTGACCAAGGCTCTCAACCAGTATCATATCGTTTCAAGCAAGGATGAAGCAATAACCTGGCTTTGTCTCTGGTGCAATAATAATGGCATGAAAGAGTATGCCGCAGCAATTAAGGAAAGACGATATCGGACGACAGCGAGTCTCACGACAATGGGATTTTGCTGTCGTTTGCTTGACCGAGGTCTCAATACCGATATGCTAACGGTAGAAATGCTCAAGAAGTCTATCGGCAATATCGAGATTATCGAAGCAAGACCAGAAGTGAAGAAACAGGTTCAGCTGAAGATCAATGAGCTGTTTGTCGAATACAATCTTGCATACGATGAAGCTGCAAACGGAAAGAAACCAACACTAGAGATGAAAGGCACTAATGCAGAGATTGCAGAAGTCAAACGTCAGATGCAAGCCGACCTTGATGATGTTCGTCTGTTTCCTTCCGAGTACTCGCATCCCAAACAGCTGATTGATTTCATTGAATCTTGCCTTGAAGCACAGACTAAGCAAGCGACACGAAGAAAAACAACCAAACCGAAGAGGGCAGTCAGACCATCCGATGCTGTCAAACGTTTGCGCTATCTCAAAGAACACGAAGGTCGGAAGAGTTTCAATCCCGAGAAGATTGTTGGTGCTTTCGAACTGTTTGTGTTTGATGTTAAGACTAGAAAACTATCGTATTTCCAATGCAAGACACCGAAGGGCTTGAACGTTGAGCGTCTGAGTGTAATTGACTATGATGAAGATAAGTCATGGACTATTACTGTTCGGAAGCCCGAGGAATTTCTGGCATTGGCAACGACTCACGCCAGAGCAGTCAAGAATGCCGAATTGTTAAAGACTCGTAAATTTCCCGTTAAGCATAGATTGACCGCAGAAACGCTATTGCTATCGTACAAATAATCAGTTATAATACGGTTACATTGATAAAGAAATGGCTTATAAGGCTATGAAACTAAATGTTCAAGAAGTAAAACACAATATTGGTAATGTCCATCAGTTCAGCATTCAGGCATCTGCCAAGGCATTCCAAATCCTATCAGATAATCTCTACTCAAACAAGATTGAAGCAGTCATCCGTGAGCTCGTATGCAATGCTGTCGATGCTCATAAGGCTGCTGGTAATCCCGAACCTGTTCAGGTTATCCTGCCAACATCATTGCATCCAAGCTTCGATGTTATTGACAACGGCACTGGGTTATCTCCAGAAAACATAAAGAAACTCTATACAACATACTTCGCCAGCGACAAGTCCGATACAAACGACATGATTGGCGGGCTTGGTCTCGGTTCGAAATCTCCGTTTGCCTACACAAAATCATTCACTGTTTCTTCAAGATGGAATGGTGTTGAATACCAGTATCTTGCATTTCTTGGTGATGGTGGTGTGCCGAGTATTTCTCTATTGTCCGAACGCAAGTCAAACGAACCAAATGGCATGACGGTGAGCGTTCCTGTTCTCGAAAGCGATATGTATCAGTTTGAACGAGAAGCCGATGTCAAACTCCGTGCATTCGGCAAAGACGAAGTCAAAGTCATTCGCGGACAAAAAGAATTCTACCGAGAGATTATTGACGTCGATGAGCTTAACGAAAAAGGCTATACAACAGACAAATATCACGGAGACGAGGTTTGTGTTGTGATGGGTAATGTATGTTACCCTGTCAGCTATCGTTTCTATCGTAATATTAAAGGTTCTCTTGGTCTCGATATTGTCGGAACACTTTACATCAAAGCCGAGATTGGTTCGCTTGAAATCACACCAAGCCGAGAATCATTGTCGTTGACTCCGGAGACAGAAGCAAATCTCAATAAATTGGTTGTCGCCGCATTCAGCAAAATCCGAGAAGAGATTGATAGCAAGCTAAAAACAGAAAGAACAGGTGACGTATTCATCTGGATGACGAGCAAAGTTCGGATTAGCATAAACGGGACAGTGAGTGTCGTGAACAAGAAATTCATCACACCCAATCCGAATCCTAACAGATACGATGATGGCATTGCGTTTGTTCACTTCAATCTGAAGAGTAATGACGCTGTCAAAACCAGCAGAAAGAATCTTAACGACAATTACGGCATGTTTAACTGGCTATGGTGGCAGTCAAGAGAAGACCGAAAAATTGTCATCGTTATTGACGGCGAGAAACTTCGGCACAAGAAAGCATTGATGAAAGGTCTGATGAAAGAAGGCGATGTTGAAGTGTTTGCATTGAGTTCAGAAGATAAAGCTCGACTAACTCAGGACTTCTTCGATGCTGGTTTGCCATCTAATCATAAGGTCTTGACTCTTGAAGAGGCTCAAGAGATTGCAAAACAAAATCGCGAGCCTGCTGTTAAGAAAGAACGCAAGACGACAGAAGATTGCATCATTACCCTTCATGGTGGCTTTTCTCGCAACATCGACATTGCCCCGCCAGCAGAAAACGAAAAGTTTGTGGTATGCGCCGCTTCCGAAGCAAGTGATTTTGAAGAAGCCTACGAATGGCCAGAGCCTAATACCACACTTGTGTTCTGCAATCTGAACATGAAACGTCGTCTCGAGAAAGCCGGTATCAAATACATTACCGAGCCCGAATACGATTCGAGTACACTGGTTCCAACTCTTCTGAACTCTATTACCAAGTGCTTCGAAAACGAAACTCACATGCGAGAAAACCTGAAGCTTGAGCTTAGCCGAGGATGGTATTTCAGACTTAACAATCGACGTCATGTTATGCTTCGTTATCAAGGTATTTCTGACATGATGGTTGATACAATGCTGAAGGGGCTTGCGATAAACGTCAAAGGTCAGTATAATGTTGATGGGTATAAAGGCAAGGATATTGCTTATACTTTGCTCAACAATTATATAACTCGAGATATGATGATTGGTGCAATGAACGAGTTATTCAAAGACCCAATCCTCGCATTGCTTAATAGCGAAAGCGACCAAGAAAATGTTGACACTGTTTTAAAACTCTTTAATGAAAGGAAGTAAGACAAGATGAAAATCCCAGTTACCTTTGCATCAGAAAACGCGCTTGGTCTTAGCCGAGCAGAATTAGCCGATATGTTCGGAGTATCAATTCGAACCATTACACGCTGGCGCGAGTATCTTCGCAATCGAGAAGCCGAAGATGATGTTCAAGACGAAGTTGAAGAACCTGCCGAGGAAGAATCAAACATCAGTTATCTCTACTCGATGACCGATAGCTTCATTGCTGTTCTGCGTATGGAAGACGGCGTGGCAAAAGGAAGCATTGTACTTCCGCGCGGCGCAAAAGAATTCGAAGATGCTGTTCAAGAAACTTCGAAGGCTGAACCAAACTTCGAACGATTCTTTATTGAATCCTTAGTATCCAATGTTGAGAAGCTCACTGCTGGACGTGTTACTATCAGCGAAAACGAAGTTCGCATTGACGATACCGTTATTAACGGCTCATTTGTTGACACATTGATTCGATTGTTCAAGGATGGTCGACTCACAGATAGTTCGAACATCGTGAACTTTGTTCGACGTGTTGCCAACAATTCCGACAGTCGTGTATTCGACCAGCTTTATGCTTTCTGCGGTCACAACGACATTGAAATTACCAACGAGGGTATGCTGGTTGCGTTTAAGCGTGTTCGAGATGATTATCTCGATATCCACTCTGGTTCTATCAGCAATAAAGTTGGCAGTGTAATTGAGATGCCGCGCATTGCAGTTGACAATGACCCGAATAAAACCTGTTCAAGCGGTCTTCATGCTTGTGCATTTAGCTATCTGTATAGTTTCGGCAATGACAGATACGACCGCATTCTCAAAATCCTGATTGACCCTGCCGATGTTGTTTCTGTGCCAGTTGATTACAACGGTTCGAAAATCCGTGTTTGCAAGTATGTGGTTGCCGAAGACGTGACCAACTTCTACAAATACGACCTCGGCTTGCACGGAGACGAGGAATGATTTGGCTTCGTTTCTTCTTTGTGTTGCTTTGCATGAAGTTTGGTTCAAAACCCATCTTCCTGTCAAAGAACAATGGTCGCGAAGTGGCTCGTATCAAAGGCTTCATGGTCATGGAGCGCAATGGTACGATGACTGCGGAAGAGGTCGAAACATTCCGCAGTCTTGAGGTGCCAAACTTCTTGCACGATTTTATCTATAGAATCGTATTCGAGAATTAGGCTTTATCTTCGGTAAGGGTGACATATTGCATTGGGTCAAGACGACCACCAAGTCCCAAGCCTGGTCTTTGTGTTACCCTTACTTCAAAATGAAGATGAGAACCTCGAGATTCATTGGTCATGGATTCTGCATTACCGGAATGCCCGGTCAATCCGATAACATGACCTTCTTTAATCTCTTGACCCTGGGTTACTCTGATATCGGATAAATGAGCATAGAAAGCATAGATGCCAGACTTGAGTTTCAGACAAACCTGTTTCCCGTATGCACCGTAATCGGCAATATAGGCAACAGTGGCATCTTCAACAGCATAGCATTTATAGCCAGGGTTAATGGCAAGGTCAATGCCCTGATGTGCTCGAGGTTTCCCGTCTTTTCCGACACGAACCATTCCGAACATTGCAGATTTCTTTGACTGAAGACCAGCAGTTCTGAGCTTCATATAATCGGGATGAAGTGGTTGTGTACTAAATTTGTAGGCAGTATTCATAATTGTAGTATCCGCGTTGATGTGTTACACTAGCATCAAATTATTTAACTTTTAAAAGAGGTATTCCACAATGGGTGGCAGTTTAATTGTAAACGGTATCGAAGCAACACCAATCAATCTGAATCAAGGATGTGCGGTGATTTACGAGATTATCGACAAAATTGGTCAGTTCTCAACAGGCTGGGCAGACGATGTTGCTCGCGAAGAGTACATGGCAGGGTCAACACTCGTGGCAGTGAACAATCGCATTCGTCTTCGCAACATGGATTATAAGCTAGGCGATGTTGATTTGTTTGTTGATAAAGAACACTATCAGAAATTAATCGAAGAGCTTAAGGCAGCAGATATTGACACTATCTATATCGTGCCCAATAGTATTAAAGCAGGCAAACTAAGAACAACGATGTTGATGCGAATTCGAGGAGAAGCATATCAGGTTGACCTGATTGCAGTTCCGTTTGATGATGGAAAACCACGTCAGTTCTATGTATGGAGCCATTCTTCGACAATTGAAGACCTCGAGCACGGCGTCAAAGGCTGCTATCACAAATTACTCCTGAGAGCATTTGCTCGCTATCATGGCTATCATCTGTCTGTTGATTATGGTCTTCGAAAAGAAGGCAGCGAAGAATACAATGACAAGTTCGAAGATGTCGTTAATCGAATTCTGATGTGCAATAAGTATCAATCCTGGTCATTTATTTCTTTGATGAAGGTTCTTGACAGACGACCCAAAGAAGAGAAAGAAGCAATCATCAATCGGTTTGCCGACATTGCATTTGGTCACGACAGACAGAAAACATCGAGGAACGATGACCTCGACCGAATCAACCAGGCCAATGTGTTCTTGGTCATCACACATTTCCAGAATGTTCACAACAAGTATGTGGCACAATTATATCACTTCGGAGACTACGAAGAATGAATGGTAACTATGTAGCTATCAATGTTGAAACCAACGCCCTTGAACTTCTAGGCATCGAAAGTCTGAAGTACGAACCTCATATCTCTTTAATGTATTCTCCTGGCACTACATTGAACGCAGAAGATATTAAAGCGAAGGTAGATAATTACGAAGTGTGGAATATGCTTCGAGATTCAACAGTGAAGCCATTGGCAGTTGAAATCTTCGAAAGTGTCGAGGGTGGCCATAGTGTAGTCTTGCGATTCTTCGACCCTCTTATCAATGCACTTCATTTCCTTCTTCAGATTGAGGGTTTGACACATTCGTACCACCCACACTATAATGCACACATGAGTATTAGTTATGGTATGACAAAAGAAGAAGCCGAAACTCTTAAAGAGAAGGCAACAGAAAATCTAAACGATATTTTTGTTATTCCTCGAACTATTGTATCAGAGGAACTGGAAGTTTGATTGGAAAGTCCTGATGGGTTAATTTTCAAATCCCGTCCTTTATAGACCGCAACCAGAAATGGCAGCGGTCTCTTTTTATACTGTTCGACCTTCGTTTCTGAAATCGGTTAGCGATGTCCACGACTTATAGGTCAGAACTGTTGTGATGTTGACGAATGTATTATTGTTCGAGTACGAGTAATCAACTGCCGTGATATTGATTGGCCATGCTTCTATAAGCTTCACACCATATGTTGGCAGACCTTCGGCGTCAAGCTGAGTAATGTAAACATCGCTGACATATTCTGAATAGAAGTTGAATGTGTTTGACTGAATGTTCACAACAGCATTTTGCCATATCTCAAAGTATCGTCTTGCTTCTAGATTTGCATCACCATAGAACACAAACGACACAGGGTCATAACTCTGAGAGTAGGGCACATTGTATGGCGCGTTTAGCTGTTTGTGCTGATAGGTCATAAGACTTCTTTGCGGCATGGTACATGTGTGACACAATAGGTTAATCTTCTGATGACCATTGAGTCTCGAATCCCACCCTCGAATATTGCCCGCCTGCGATTCAACAGCCGAGCCCTCGAATGCAGGAATACCTCGTGGCAATGTGAACGACACATTATATCGAGAAGGGTTTGCAATGCCGTGCTTGAAGAACGACATGAATCTATCGATACCAAGTTTCATGATTAGTAGTTCTCCTTGATAACATCATCCCGCAACACGATTTCAATTTCGCTGAATCTCAGTGTCATAACAGATTCGGCAGGGAAACCATTGCGCATTGCAGTCCACATACTCATACCAGTATAATCAACATCGACACCTGTCAGAACGCATCTCTTGAACTTGTGAAGAAACTTGTTCTCTTTGCCTTTCCAGATGTATCGTATTTCAAACTCATTAGGATAACCAAGGAATGAGGTTTGCTTGGCTCCGGTGCCTTCAGGAAGTGCCGATGCTCGAAACTCTTTGATAATCTCGTCAATAGTGAAACAGTCTTTTTCTGTAATCGGAACAAACTTGAAGACCATCTCGAATGTTCGGAAATCCACACCCTTGAAGTATGCAGTCAGATACGGGTTTGTGACCTGCCCAGAGATTGAACCCATTAAGGCATCGGACGACACAGAACCGCCACCAGCTCGAATGATAGCAGAAGCGACGTTACCGGCAGCATTGAATCCCGTTCGCTTGGTGTTCTGCCATGTGCCGCCCCAGAAGTTACTGAACGCAGCCTTGACACCATCCATGCCACCGCCAGCATCACTGAAACTGTTTGCAGCGTTTCTCATTACATTACCAATCATCCCGAGACTATCTGTGCCCCACGAAACTGTCGATGGGTTTCTTAGCTGTTCGGGCAAATAGAGATTGATGGTTCGAAGCGGAGAAGAGTTCTGAGGGCTTCTTCTCTTGTATATATCAATTTGAATCCATCCAGGATTGACTGCATGGTTTGAACCAATACTAGATGGATAATTAAGAATAGCAGCCATAATAAATTATAGTAATTGATTGTACAATGGTTATTTAAAAATTCAATATGAAACGATTTCCTAAACCGTTCAGATTCGTTCCTAGGAATCCTAAAAAGTACATTGGCGATGTGAACAATATTGTCATGCGAAGTTCGTGGGAGAAGAAGTTCGCCATATGGTGCGATAGCAATCCGAGTGTCGTTAAGTGGAATTCAGAGGGTCACCCTATTCAGTACTGGAGCAAGTTTGACCAGAAGATGCGTCGTTATTATATTGACTTCTTCGTGCAGATGAAACATAAGGATGGCAGTGTCAAGAACCTTGCAATCGAGGTCAAGCCTAAGAGTCAGACGATGCCGCCTGAGCCACCAAAAAGAAAAACTCAGAAAGCCGAGCAACGATACCTAACAGAGCTTCAGACCTATCAGCTCAACTCCGATAAGTGGGAAGCAGCAAGGGAATGGTGCAAGCAGAATAATTTTATTTTTGTGATAATGACCGAAGAAGAGCTTGGCATTCGATAAAACTCATGCTATAATGCTGGCACATTGGTTAAGAAAGGAATTGAGATGTGTGAAATAAATCAACTCTACGCCGATATTTGCACGGGTGATGTTTATCGCATCGTTTGTGTTGCTAATGGTGGCGGTCAGGGCAAGCCCGATTTGTACATTCTTCAGAGTCGCATAGATTCTAACTTTGGTCTAAAACGTGGTTGCTTCTATGTTACCAAAGAAGAAATTGTAGACAATTACATCATGTTGAATAATATGTTTTATGAAGGAGATTAGAAGATGATTCAAGTTGAAGTTAGTACTCAAGAACGTGTGCCCGAATTTCCTGCATTGTTTCAGAAAGGCGAAGGTGATGTTGCATTGTTCATTACTCGAAATGTGTTCTTATGGCTGAAGAGCAATGACCAGAGTGTTGTTCCTGGCACTATTGTCAATAATGGCAATGTTGATGAATGGAATATCTCACCAGCAGGATTCAGTGTTACACTAACAATGGGCTAAAATGCGATGAAAAGCAGACTTGACGAAATTGTTGGTGTGTTTAGCGGCATCATGTGTATTGTTTTGACTATTATTCTACTTTGTCTGGTTGGTATAGGTATTGCCAAGGCAATGGGATACGAAGTCGGTTATGACGCAGCTTACAAATACAAGCGTTTCGACCTAGGTGATGGTCATTCTGTGATGTGTGTAATTGTTGATGGTCATGGTATCAGCTGCGACTGGGACAGAATGAAGTAGAACATCAATTCTAATGCACAAAGTGGACCAAGAGAAATCTTAGTCCACTTTTATCATTTGTCGTATTCGCTATCAACTAGAATCATCATTACAGAAACAGGGCGAGCACCTTCTCCTTTCAGGTCATTGATACACTTGGTCATAGACTTAGGCAACATCGCATGCCATTGTCCGATATCGGTTGACCAGCTATCTTCAAATGTCGTCTGATAGTAAACATCGGCTCGAGAATTAAACGGAATTGAATGGTCAGCAGGAATAACAAGGCAGCCTTTCATTTTGTTGTTTTCGTTCCGATACTGAATAAACAATGCACCGAGTTTCCTATCAAGCATTTCGTATTTCTTAATTGCTTTCACAATACCCGAAACGTCATCGACTTCGAGTTCTTCGACCTTGCTGTTTTCTGTAATCTTGGCAATGTTGCGGAGTTTCTTGTTTCTCAGCATCAGTTTAATCAGTTTTCGACCCGAATCAGACAACAGATTCAGATTACCAAGCTTTTCAATAATCAGTGAAATATTCAACATAAAGACGGAATCCATGGATAATATGCTTGTATTTATCCTCAAAATCGCTTATAATACGAAACATATTAGTTTAAACACACGGAGAAATTTTAATGAATCATTTCCACGCGGATATTATTGCAGAGATGCTGAAGCTTGGGTTCAGCCAGCTTGAAAAAGGCTTCGTCATTAACTATAACGACGATGTCATTACACTGAACCATCAACGATATAAACTGTTGGTTGAAGTCAATACTCCGGATTCAATGGTATGGAAGACAATCGATACACCATTCCCGATCGCGGTTCGAGTTGCGAACGACATCACA